AGGATCCATCGTCTAAGATGTCTACGTTCCCGCCGGTTCCGGTGAGTATCTGATAATTAGCTGTGCCCGTTGCGTTGTTAAGAGTTACCGTGTTCCCCGTCTTATTAATATAAATGGCAATACTGCCAGCACCAAAACCCGAAAGCGAAGTGATTCCGTCTATGCCCGTAAGCGTTGCGCCTGTAAGCCTGATTACGGAAGTAGTAGCCAGCGGCAAAGTAGCATTAGCGCCTACCGTTGTGGTATCCACATAGCCATAACCCTGTATTCCCTCGACCAAGATACTGGCACCACGAAACGACACCGCAGAGTCGAATTCCCCGACTCCCGAAACCGACAAAGCGGCCAGCAAATCAACGTCACCCTCGAAAGTTTTATTCCCCTCAAAGGACTGCGCAAAAATTGAAACTAGGCCCCGCTCAGTAATACTTGCATCAACAATATAAGGACGCAAATCAGCAAAAGCCAAATCCATAGCGTCAACACGCGCCTTGACATTGTTCGTGGAAATCCCGACATTATTAGTTCCCCACGTAGGTAGCGAACCTGCGCCGCTGTTTACACTTCTTCCCAAGAAAATAGCGTTTCCGTTTATGTTTGACTGTATATCGGTAAGAGAAGAAGAGTCTGAGTTAAGTAAATCAATCTTCCCCGTCGTGTCGTCGTCGCTGTTTCGCCCCAAGAGCCCGTTGTTGAAAGTTGCTTGGTTGGCATTTTGCCCATTTGATACGCCCATTTAACTGACCTTTCTAAAAACTATGTCGCCCATTGTAAAATAGTTAGGGGAACCCCTGCCAAACTCCCTGCGTAGTTCATAGTCTGTTCCGTCTTTACTTGCTTGTGTAGATTCTAATAAAACCACTTCAAAGATTTCTGGGCTTGCGGGGTCTTCTATATATTCGAAGTTAGCCTTAAGCGTCGCATATTCCAAAAAGTCTACTGCCTGTTGAACCGCGTTTTGATTGTTTTCAATCGTTGAGCAATCCCCTTGAGGCTCGTTTGTAATATTTACAATTTCCATCTCAATAAATTGACGCGTCCCAAAGCGGATAACACGAATCAACCCGCTCGCCGATTCTTGCACCGAAGGTTGAATTGCTATTTTGTTGTATGCGCTTTCCATCAAGTTTTGCGGTATGTATTGCGGGCGGTAAACGCTGCCAGAAGCCGACTGCCCTTCGTATGTGTCTGCACCCGCTAAGTCAACTGCGCTAAAGCCTATAGTCTGATAGATGCCGGTTCCTATACTTGAGCCGGAAGCCGCGAGTAGTTCGAAGTTTCCACTAGCTGCAATTGTAAACTTTCTAGTGGCACGGTCTACAACGCACGTATAAGTTAAAGACCCAACGGCGTTTAAAGCTGTTGCAATGGCCGTGGTTATCTCGCCCATAGAATAATCGCCCGGCGTAACGGTAGCAAGTAAAGGGCTTGCACCTTCTCCAAAGTCTATTTTGTCGTTAATCCCGGCTTCAACCCTGTGCCCGTAGATAAATTCTGGTCTTACCGTTAAACTCATGTCAAAGCCGTCCTAAATATTTTTGCGCCGCTTCGCTCAGAGGCGCTATTAATTGACTCAATTATCCTGTCGCCTAGTTCGTCCGTGTTAACCCCGAAAGCGTCGTTAACAACTATTGAAAGGCTTATGGTTTGGCCACCGCCACCGCCGCTTAGAAACTGCGTTAAGTCCTGATTTGTTTTTGCGGGAACTACTCTTTCGCCCGGCGCTAGCAACGCCGGGAACTGGTCGGCTGTTCCAACGCCTGGAATTGAATCAATACCGCCCTTGAGCCCTGCAATTTTAGCAATGTTTGCGCCGGTAGCAACGCCAACCGCAGCGGCGGCAGCAAAGTTAAACGGCGGCGGGAACGCTGATAAAGCCTTTTGAACCGCCACAATGCCGTCTTGTGTTGCCGTTGTAATAGCTGCGGCCTTTCCTAGTGCTGCCAAGGTTTTATTGCTTGAACTCGAAAGCGTTGCAATAGTGTCAAACGTAGCCCTTTGGTCTGCAATCCGCTGTTCGCCGGTCTTTTTTTCAATGTCTTCTTTTTCCTTAGCACTTTTTCTGTCAATTTCTTTTTTGTCTTCGGAAAATTGCGCCAGGCTAGTTTTTCTAGCAGTTTCGGCTTCAACCGCGCTTATAGTTTCATTCTCTTGAGCTTCCTTGATAATCTCAAGTTCTTGCTCTTTCTTTTCTTGAAGCCTTTCAAGGTCGGATTGATCTTTTTCAATGTCGCCGCTAACAAGGTCTGCAAGTATGTTTAGCCGTTCTTCCTTTTCTGCCTTCGCAGACTCTGCTTGAATCGCATCAAACTCAGCTTGCGCCGACTGTACCCGCGCAAGTTCTTCAAGCTTTTTCTTGTTGAACTCGGCGTTGTCTGCGGCAACAACTTCTAAATGCTTCTTATTTCTATTTGCAGACTCCTTAAAAGCTTGTTCTTCGGCTGCGCCTAATTGGTCCCTAACCTTGTCAATCCTTGCTTGCTGCTCTTTCATCTCGTCTTCGCGCCCGAATATGTTAAACGGGCTTTCTGAGATTGTTTTCATTCTGTCTTCAAGAATTGCTAGCTTTGCTTCTAGCTTCAAAACCTCATCGCCCGCCGTCTTCGTTGGCTGTTGAAGAGTAGCCATTGCCTTATCAAGCATGTTTGAGCGTGTGATGATTTCTGATAAACCGTCAGCCGCAGCGCCCAGCGCGGGCAATAAATTATCTGTGAGGCTAGTTCCTAGCTGAGTGATTTGAGACTTAGCTCGGTCAAGTTTGAAGTCGGCTGTTTCTGATAAAATGCTAAACGCCTTCGAAGTGTCGTCGGTCGTGTTGGCCGTCGCGCCTAAGATTCTTTTAAAGTCGGCAAAATCACCTTGCGCAATTTGTGTTGCCGCAGTCAATGCCGTGATATTCGGTATTATCTTAGCTAGGGTTTCAATGTTTCCACCCGTTGCCGTTCTAAGTTCTTCCATGACGGTAGCAAAGCCCTTAGTCCTGATTGCGTTTACGCTTAAATCAAGACCCAGCTCGTTCATTACCTTTTTGGCTTCTTCAGTCGGCTTGATTAGTGAGGTCAGCAACCCCTTAAAAGAAGTCGTTGCTTCTTCCGTGCTTAAACCAGACTTAGTCAGGAACGAAAGCGAGCCCGAAAGCTCGTCAAAAGATAGCTCCGCAGAGGCGGCAATTGCAGAAACCTTGCCTATGTTATTCGCAAGCTCGCCAAAAGTAGTTTTACCTTCTCGAACCGAAGCAAATAAAACGTCCGAAGCCGTCGTTGCGTCTAATCCCCTGCTTTGAAACACGGCTAAAACAGACGTGAGCCCGTTGATTGCCGTTGTTGTCGAAGTAAGACCGGCAACCGCTGCTTTGTTGGCAACCCGTAACAGCTCCATTTGCTTAGCAGTGCCAGAAACACCCGCCGAAACAATTTGATAAAAAGACTTAGCTTGCTCGCGCTGGCTTGTGCCAAACTCAGAAGACAAGTCACGAATTGCGTTAGTTGTTGCTGTCGTTAGCCGCCCGTTAGCAGGTAAAATTGAGTTAATTTCTGCAATGGCTTTTTGGAATTGAATAGATTCAACCGCCGCCGCCTTCATTGAGTTGCCGATTGCTTGAATTCCGCCGGCAATTCCAAGGCCCGCCAAAATTCCCTTAGCTAAGTTTAAAGTCCCAGCAAAGCCGCCGAAAGACTTAGAAGCTTTGTCAGCGGTCCCGGTCAAATTCTTAACTTCGGCCTGTAGGCCCTTCATATCCTGGGTAAATTGCTTTTGGTCGCTGCTAATCTTTACGATTAACTCTTCAATTATTTCAGCCAATTTCAAATCCCCCGAACTTTTCTTGCATACGGATAAGAGTCCTTAACTTCTTAAGTTTCTCTTGCCTAGTTTCCCCCGGATTACCAAACCGCGCAAGGTATGCCGCCCAAAAATCCCACAACGTGAGGCCCCAGGCGTCTTCCACAACGCAATTAAAAGATGACATTGCTTTGCCTATGTAATCCCTAACGGGAAAAAAAGACGGGTCGCGCTTTTCGCCGTCTGTGGCGTCTAACTTTTTTTTTCTTCAGGCGTTTCGTCAACGGTTGCTATAGTCTCATCCCAACCTGCAATAGAACCAAATAGCCAAGTCAAAACTTCACGATATGCGTTGTTGTATCCGTAGGAAACCAATAGCTCCCCGTAGTGCTCAATGTCGTTTATCGGCGGGTTTTTAATCCCGTTCCACTGCGAAGCCCAAACGATTGTTGCTATTTGCATAGGTGTAATTGAGGCGTGGTTTTCGTGGAAATCGACGGCCAGCTGAGCAACCGTTTTACCGGTCTCTTCAAGTATCTTCTGGTAGCAAGCAAAACTAGGGGTAAGCACTAATTGCTCACCCCTAACGTCAAACCTGCCTACTTTTCTAATGTCTATTTTCATTAAGCAACTTGGTTTTGTGTTACCGTTCCACTAGAAGAAAGACTGATTTCGATTGTTTGCGCTTGGTTTGCTTCGCCGGCATAAGTCAACGAAGTAATCTTAGCGCACATTTGGAAGTAGTCGTCACCTGATACGTCAAGCGAAGCTCCAATTGCGCCCTCACGGTAAAGACGATATTCTCGGATTTCTCCGCTAAGGAACAATGAATCGATAAGACCTTGTGAAAAGTCGTTAGACGAAAACCCAGAACCAGAAATAGAAGCTGATTTAACACCGGCACCGTTAAGTAATTCTTTCCACTGGTTAGAGTTTTTATTAGTGATGTCTACTTCTTCAGAAGAAAGACCGATAGAAGCAGAGGTTAGAGAAGCAACTTCTCGGAAAACCTTAATTGAAACGCCTGAGCCGTCCGCGTCTATTGTCACTAATGTAGTGCCGGCAGAGCTGTTGGGGTCAGTTGAACTAAGTTCGAAAGTATCAGCCGCTTTGTCTACAACATAATAGACGGTATCGATAACAACGGTAGTTGTGGTTGTAACCGCGCTAAACGCAACCGCATCGCCGTTAATTAAACCGTGAGCAACAAAGTTGACCTTGTCGTCAGGTGTCGAAAAAGTCACTGCTTTAGCGTTAAAGTCATTGCTAACTTTAATCAAGATGTCGTTACCCTTGCGAGGGTTTAAGGTATTTTCACAAGCCATTTTTTTGATTCTCCATTTTATTTATTGTCGTGGGCAATTTTCAACGGCTTCAAATCGAAACCTCATTACACCATGATAAGTTACTGTGTCAGATTCTACAAGGACGGTTGAAAAACTCTCAGAAAACGCTATCATTTTCCAGTTAGTTAAAACAAAATCATCTTCTGCATTGCGTAAAATTCTGCTTATTTCTTCCATTATTTCATAGGCGGCAATCTTGCCCCTGGTTGTGCCCCGAACCCATGTGTTTAGTTGAATGCTTCCTGATACTTTTCTGACACCTATTCCAGACGTGTTTCTAAATTCAGGAACGCCAATTTGCAAAGTGTTGAAGGCTTCGCCTTGCGGAATGAAGTCGAAAACACCTTGAATTAGCGGGGCCAGTGTCACGTCGTTGTTTAAAAGCGCGTAAAGCACCCTTTGAAATTGAGCTAAAGGAAGCATTATTGAGACCCCTTTTTGATTGCCTTGGCTACTGCCACCGAAATTTTATCTTGAATTTCTTGCACGTTCGCCTCGAAAGCTGGCCTAAGCCAAGGTCTTTCGTCCATGTAAGTAGTTCCAAATTCTAAATGCTTGCCATATTCTAAGTCAGTGCCCGCCACTCCGCTAAGCCCGCCGTCTTCCACTTTGTAGAAAATGCTTTGTATAAGTCTTCCTGTGTCTGTGTTTGGCGGCTCCCCCGGTGGCGAAACGGGATGATTCTTTTTGTTTGGCGAGCTTCCTGGGGAAATGTTTCGAATGCTTTTAATAGCATCAGCTGCTATCTTAAGCGTTCCAAGTGTTACTTGCTCAGCAACCGCCTTGTGAACTAACGCATTGTACTTTGCAAGCTTCTTAGTGAGGCTTTTGATGTTAACAAACTGTAATGTGGTCACGTTCCGGCCCCTTCGTTGCGCGCTATAATCGAGTAAAAGTTCTTTTTTCCATCGACTAAAATGACGCTTTCGATCTGAAGGGTGCTTTCTTCCCACGTGATTTCCATAGCAGAATTGATGCCAGGAAGGTATCTCATCTTAATCTCGTACCTATCAACCGAGTCAATACGGCCAGCTATAAGAAACTCGCGCCCGTGCTTAGGCGTGACGCTAGCCATGCAAACAGCAAAGGTTGAGCGTGTTACTTCAAAGCCGCCTGTGTCGTTCTTGGTTTGCGACAACTGAACGAAGGTCACTTGCTCGTTCAATGCGGAAGCGCACGGCNTTGTGGCAGNACCNCGCCCGTCTGTTTTTTTGCACCTCATAACCGATAAACTCGCCAGTCAGAAACCATGCCCCAAACGCTTGCAGGTATAGATAGGTCGCAACCTCGATTTTCATACAAATATTCAGCAAACCTTAGAACTGCCATTTTCAACTCTGGGGGAACGTCGGTTGATGCCGCCCCAAATCCCGCCGTGACCTCGACTCTAACAGCCGAAGACTTAAGAAAGGGGCCAGTGAACCATGAACCATTGGGAAGCTTAGAAACCCTGCTAGGCCGTGACTCAGCATCCAAAACATAGTTTGAACTAGCCCAAATGTTCTCATTATTTTCGTCGTCATAGTATGCGAACTTATCAACCGCAGTCACCGGGTAAAGTCCTAGGTTCATGTTGTCAGTAATCGCGTAGAATATTGTTAAAGGATTCGAGCCCAAGTGATAGTCAGAAAAACCAAGCGAAGACGAATGTCCCGCTAAAGCGTCAATAATCTGTGTTCTGGGTAGCGTGTCCCAGCTAACTCTAAATGTCTGGTCAATCATAACAAGGCCAAGCTTGTTTTCTATAAGGCGTGTCGCCGTTGCCACATACTCAGCTAGTAGCGTGTCGTCATTTGTTACTGAGGCGTTTATCCTTAGGCTGTTTTTTATTTCGGCGACTGTTACCACTGGAACCGCTGCGTTTGTTAGCCTTCGAACGCTCTTTAGAAGTGGGCCCTGTGATTGTTGTTTTAAGATCGTCATTTGATTTCAATTCTAAACCAGTTTTGCCAATAGGAAAAGCTAGGCCGTGACCAAGCAGAAAATCAGCGTCATTATTTTGAACCCCGTAAACCATGCCAGGCATTAGCATCTCACCGTCGCAGAAATAGGGATAGTTAACGTGGATCTTTTTCATGATTCTAGCCTAGCACAAAAGGAAAACGGGCACCCCAAACTTAATGGAGCGCCCGAGTCATTTGGAAAATTACTTAACTGGCTTTACTTTAGGTTCCAAAAGCGCGTCGGCTCTAAGCGTAATGCTAGGCGAACCAACCGCAACACCACGAAGGCGCATGTATCTTTTAGGTCCTTCGTAATCCACAAGGACTAGGTTTCCGTCAGCTTGAAGCTCAGCACCTAGCAAGTCTACTTGCGTGTACTCAGCGTCAGACCATGCGGAATTGTCGTCACTGTGTTGGATTAGAAATTGAAAGTAGTTAGAAGCGTCATAAGTGACGGCAGCGTCACGGTAAACCTGAAGACCTTTAGCGGAAATTCCGTCGAGATCAATAGAGATTCCGTTAAAACTAGCAGTAACAGACGCCGAAGTTAAGGCGTTTACTCTTTTTACGTGGGCACTAATATTTAAAGTCATATTCTTTTATTCCTTTCTTATGCTTTTTTGAGGCGTTTGATAGCTTCAAAGTTAACAACCGCGCCGCCGAAGCGAGCACTAAAGTTGAATTTAACGAAACCAGGCTCAGTAATTTCGTCACGAATGACTTTCATACCGCGACGGTCAACGAACTTATATCCTGCCTTGAAGTCGCCGAATAAAACGGGAACCGCGTCGGTAGAAAAAGTTGTTGCTGCGGTTACTAGGTCGTTAAACTGTCTAACAGGGTATCCGTTAAACAAGCTAGGAACGCCCGCTTGAAGAGAAGGCTGCCACAAGTATTGTCCTTGAGAATCCTTCAATTTACGGATTTGCTTGATTGTAGATCTGTGCATTCCATAAACTGCGTTTGCAAGATACTCTTCTTTCAATTCAGAAAGGTCAATCAAGTCATCAGCCGTTACAAGTGCAGTGGAAAACTCAACGTCTTCAACTTGTCCAACAACCGGGCCAGAACCAGCGAGTGCAGGATAAGTCAAAATTCCGTCTGGTTGACCTTGACCAGTACCAAGCAAACCAGCCAAAGCCAATTTACGCTTGAACTTGTCGGCAGCTTTGCCAGAAAGCCACTGCTCAAGATTGCGGCTAGCATCCTCAAGTATTTGAGTAGTTGCGCGAGGGTACGCGTACATTTCAAAAACGTCAATCTTTTGAACTTTAAGGACTGGGGTATCTGTTTTTGAGCGTGCTTGTCTTTCAGCAACCCATTCAGCGTCCATGTCGCCAAGGTCTTGAGTGATTTCTAGAGCGCCGCCTGAAATTGTTTCTCGAGAAGCAAGCTCAAGTAGTGGGTTAGAATCAAACGTTTGAGTGATAACGTCGTTAGAGATTTGAACGGGAACCAAAAAACCACCGTCTTCAGCAACGATTCGGCTAAGGTCTTTAACTTCGATTTCCCCAGTAGCAACACCCTTGCGAGCTTCGGCCAAAACGGAATGCATTTCGCTAGAATCGTTTTTTCGCATGAAGTTCAAGAAAGCTTTGTTGTACTTTTGATCGATAGTGTTTGAGTCTTTATCAGAATCGCCCGCAGCGCTGCGCTTCATAGCCGCATAAGCCTCGTCGACTTTAGTTTCTAGTTTAGAAATAGCCTCGTTAGCTTTTTCAAGGTTTGCTTTGCTCTCAGCCGTAGCTTCGCCGCGTGATTTGATTTCTGCTTCTAATTTTGTGTCAGTGCTTTTAAATGCATTGACGGCTTCACCGATTTTTTGGATGTCGCCTTTGATGTCTTCCATACTCATTTTGGTATTCTCCTATTTTGTTTTTATGTTATTCAAAATGCCTTTTAACTGTGACGATAACGAGTGAACATCTAAGTTCGGGTCGTCGATGTCGCGGGCGGGTCGCTGTGCGAGTGCCCATTCAGCCATTTCNGGCATTGTTAAACCAATTTTAATCGCGTGCTCGTGCATTTGTTTAAGGAACAATTCCTTGCCCTGCGCCGTCTTCACGTCTGTTATAATAGCTTCTGTGTTCATCGGCATAGCCGTGAGTGAATATTCAAAAAGCTTAACTTCTTTTAGATTGCGAATCATCTCGCCGGTTTCTAACTCTTCAAAGTCAAACTTAACGGCCTGATAACCGATAGAAAGGCCCATATTCGCGCCCTTTAAAGTCAAGGCTCGCTTGGCTAGGCGGTATTTTTCAAGTCCCTTTTGGTTTTTAAGGTCAATTTCGGCTTCGACCTCTAAACCCTTTTCGGTTTCGAGGGCATGAATACCCCAGCCGATTTGATCGAAAAACATGTGATCGGCCAAAACCATAACGTTCCCGTGGTTCTGCTTTAGGGTTCTTTTAAATGCCCCAGGCATCACCCTGTCGTCGCCAAGATCAATATTGTTGAATGTAGACGCAAGCCCGCGAATAACACCGAAGCCGTCATTCTCGTCAACCTCATCAACCTTCATGCTGAAAGACTTGACTTGATATTTCTCTGTCATTTAAGTTCGATCCCCTTGCGCCCTTTCTTCATGATAACAGCGAAGGCGTCTTTAAACAAAACGTCATGGACAATCCCGCTTTTTTTTACTTGAGCGTATACATTCACGCTTTCATTCTCCGGCATTGCGTCAATTTCAAAATCGTCAAGCGTCACTTCACACTGATTTTTCCCGGTAATCTCAAGGCCCTTGCCCCTGGTTTTCCTTTTGGTTCGGTTGTTGGCGTATGGAAAAACGACTTCGACCGAGTCGGCCCCTTCTAAATCCAGGGGTAAACCCCCATGTGTGAACATTTTAAAGGTTAGTTTCATCTTGTACCCTTCCTACAATCACGCCTTTTTCTTTCTGTTCGGCGCAGACGTAGCCCAAAATTGCCTTGGGCTTTTCTTCTATCTTTTTAACGCTTACTTTTGGACCTTGAGGCCCTAGCTTTTTACGTGGCCCGATGTTCGGCATGTTTTAATTCCCCAATCCAAAAGTCATCACGCAACGGCAATTTATAACCTGCCCCGCGCCGCCTGCCGAATCGCCAGGGGAACTCATCTCGTCACCGGGTGGCACCAAAAACTTAGCGTCCTGGTCTACCTTCACCCCGTTCATCACTAAATGATTGGGATGCTCTAGGTCCCCGCTAAAGTCCCCGGGTCTTGTGCGTTGATCTTGTGCTGAGATCCATTCCTTTTCTAAGTTCGGAACCCCTAAAGATTTAGCCGCTGCCAGTGATGAGTTGTTTGATGCCATTCCAATCTCTGTCCTAGCTATCATAATGGAGCGTGCTTTNGATATGTCNCCCATTGATTCACGAATGCGCTCGGCAATCTTAGGGGTTGCTAGGCCGTCGTTTANGCCTTCGTTTATAGCGTCACGAATNGCCTTNCGGATTTGTTTTTCGTTAGTTCCCTGAATATTAGTAACGCTTTCGCCCGTGCGCTCCTCNACATACTCNTCAACCCATCCCGAAAACTGCCTCTCGTTCTTCTTTTCGTATGAAGTCCCGAATGCTGACTTGGCCCCCATAATGATGTTTTCNCCAAATGCTTCGGCAGAGCGTCTAATGTGCTTAGANATAACCTTTTCAAAGTTTGAGTTGTAAGAGTCTAAAATGCGAAGTGATGACGATTCAGCCTGAATTTTGCTTGATGCCTCAATACCACCTAGNTCANCNGCTAAGTTTTCAAATATTTCTCTTCAAGTCTTGCTCGAATGACTTGGCGAAAAAGTTCCTTTGTTGGTTGATTTGGGCAAAAACCTTTTTCTTCTCGCTTTTTGTAATGGGGTTTACTTGCTTAATCTCACTAGGTTCTACAAACTTTACCTCATGCGGGTCTAGTTCTTGGGTCTTCGTTTCACCGATAGGATAGTCAAACTTGGGCGCGTCTACCTTTTCGGCGCTAAATAGTTGAGGCTCAAGAAGGTCTAGGCCGTCAATTTCGACTAAGCCCATCTCCTTTCTCTTCTCGTTGATCAACATCCAAGTGGCATCTTTAATCATTGCAAACTTCATTTTGCGCTTAGGCGCTAGTGCTTCGATCTTGTCTAGGTCTGGAACAATTTTATAATCTTTTCGATAGCCTACACTTAGCCACCTAGAAAGCTCGCCAAGGTACAAACGACACAAGGGAATAACTGACTCCTCGTAAAGAGCCATGCGCGCCGTTTCGTAGTTCTTAAAGGTGCTATCGCCTGGAATGCTTAAGAGAATCGGCGGCATCCCAAGGGCTAAAGCAATCTCGCGAGCTGAGCAATTCTTGCCTTCAATCCAAGCAATATCAACTAAGCTCATGCCCATTTCTTGCCATTCTAAACCGCCTTCTAGCAATAGTGTTTTCCCTGCGTTGGCCTGGCCGGTGTTTTGCTTACGAATCATAGACTTTAGGTTTTCGTATTGCTCGTCTGACAATGTTCCAGAACTGTTTGTCTCTGATACTGGAACCTTTAAAGCTCCCGATGGACGCGCCCCGTTTTGAAGCAATGCTAAGTTCCATTCCCCTGCGGCGTTGTGTTGGTCAATAGAGTAAAGCGCCGCCTCTAGTGCCGACATTCCCCACCAATGATTCAAAGGATGAAAAGACTTAACGTGCAGCATGTCAGAAGTTCCCTTGATGGGGTCTACTGGAAAATGAATTTCTGTTCCTTTGAATTTGAAAATATAACTAGAAGGAAGTTTAGATTTACCAGGCACAACCTGCAAATACTGCGGGTTAACGCTCCAAATTTCCATTGGCTTTCCATTCATTGACGTGCATTTCTCAGTGAAGTTATTGCCTGAAATCTGGTAATAAGAATAGGCCGCCTCGAAGAATTGGCTTTGTGACTGCATGGGGTTAGGGTTTTTTAATAGGTCATTGATCGGTTGATTTTCTATCTCAACGTATTCCTTCCCGCGCTTCTCCATAACCTTGAGCGGGATAGAAGCCGCTGCTTTCGCGGTAAGGCTAATGGCCTTAAAAGCTACTGTGTTGATCATGTAAGCCTGTTTAGAAAATGACTCATAATCTCGGGGCGAGAATTGCGCTGTTGCTGTCTCCATTGATACGGCGCTTCTGGTTAGGCCCTTTTGTTCAACGGGTGTTTTATTAGAGAATAAAAATTCTAGGATGTTCATATTAGGCGCGCCCTTATCATTGGTTTTGATTTGCTTGTGAAGGTTTCTATGGCCATTGACGTGTGTCAACTTGGTCGTCATGTTTCCCGTTGGGAAATTTTTGGTGCTCTAAAAGGAAGTCAGCCACGAAAGGCTTGTCTTCTGGTAGGTAGCAATTACCGGCTTCAATTTGTGGCGATGCGTTTAATGCTCTTGTCACTTTGTCCCTGCTCCCGGTTTTGTATGCTAACACTGGAAGCCGCTTTCGTCTTAAAGACTGAATTAAACCGATTCCAGAAGCCTTGTCTTCTATTACGATTGAATGCGGCTTATCTCGATTGTAAAGCGTTATTGCTGCGCGTTCAAGGTCGGGGGCCTCAACTTTTTGTCTCCATACATCTAAAAGATAAAATCCCGTGTCATTTTCTCCCCAGGTTGCACATACAGAATAGTCATTATCTACGCCCGCCTTGTGCGCGCAATCCCAGAATTGGATAACGCGGTCGAACTTTGGAGCGACTTTGTAGAACTTCCACCATTCGCTTTTTATAATCGAGCCGGTTTGTGGGCTTGGGTCTTGTTGGAATAGCGCAGACCAAACTAAGCCGCCTACTTCCCTTTTGATTTCTTGCAATGCCTCAAGGCTAAAGCGTTCTGTACAAAGCGGCTCGCCTTCCTTGCGGCCTAATATGTCGTTTTCTTCGGCGATCGCTGGCATCGTTATCTTAGTGAACGAAGGGCCCGTTAGCTTCCCCGCAAGGTCAGATTCATGCCACCTGGTCTGCATAATCACAATCGAAGCGCCTGGTTCTAGCCTCGTTCTAGCTACTGAATTATACCAATCGATAGTGCGTTCTTGGTGCCTCACGCTCTTGGCGTCTTCCCAGCCCTTCACCGGGTCGTCAATAATTAGAAGGTCAGCGCCTTTACCTGTCATGGTTCCATTCACGCCCGCCGCCAAAAAACCGCCGCGCTTGGAAGGGTTTTGGGTTAGCGTCGAAAATCTATGAGCTGCGGATGAGTCCCCAGAAACCGCAGTCGTTACGTATTTATTTGATTCGATTGTGTTGCGAATTTGACGGCCAAAGTCGGTAGCGAGCTGCGCATTGTACGATGCAAGAATGACTCGCTTTCCTGGAAACATATCAAGAAACCAAATCGGTAGCCAGTGCGAACAAAGCTCCGAATTACAGGTTGGTATCATCTCAGGCCCCGCCAAGAATAAATGGCTCGGGCTTTCGACTTCAATACAAACCGTGTCTTGGTTTTTAACCTTTTCAAATCTTAGATAGTGCCCGGTGCTTCTTTCTGCGTTCCTTGTCTTCCTGGCCTTATGCGGCAAGGTTGCGCACCCTTCCATGTAAAAAGTCACCCTATATTTTCTCGATATGAAGCGTCCGTATATTGTGGCGTCACCCTCTGACATTGAAGCCTTAACGCCCAGCGAGCGCACAAGCTCCAAAATATTGTCGCTAAGCCCTTTGTGGATTGTTGTAATTTCCACCTGTCCGCCTTTGGTGACATGACCGTCAGTGTCAACTAAGCCGCGCAATAGTTCCAATCGTTGCTCGATACTTCCTTCTAGGAATATTTGCGGGATAAATTTTCTAGGGGAAAGCCCGTAAGCCCGAAGGTCCCTTATAAGGCCAATGACTCCAAAGCTTTGATTGCCTGCCCTGTCCGACGTTTTAACGCCAAGGTTGTCTATTCGTGAGCGAATCCACCGCAGCTTTTCACCTGTGCTAGAGATTGTGAAGTTCTTAGATGTTCCATCGCCAAGCCAAACGCCCAGCAAATAAGGTTTTATTGTGAAATTCTTTTCGCCGTATTGGATGGGGCCGGCATGCTCGACGAGAGGCCCTCTAGGGCTTGACCTATTTGCTAGGTATTCGGTTGTTTTCTTTTTAAAAACTTGAGCTTTTCGGCACAATCTAACAAGCCATTCATGCTCAGCGTCTGCGACAATGCTTGAATTCCTTGTGGATACTTTGTAACATTTTCGGTCTTTCCATACAGGCGAAACAGCAACAACCTTTGTGGGTGCTCCGTTTTCATCAAAAACAAAGTCGCCAGCCCTTAAGCTTCCAATAGCCACCCAGCCTTTCGGGGTTGGGATTGGCGTATCAACTGCAAGCGCCTT